GTTGCAGGATTATTCGGTGCACTTATTCTAATTGGTAAAGACGCTGCTCATAGTTGGAAAACATCCATGTTTTCAATTATCACAGGAGTTGCGTCTGCTAATTACATAACTCCTCTATTTCTTGATATTACTCGCATAGACATTAAATATCAAATGTCTGTGGGATTTATTCTAGGATTTTTAGGACTGAAAGGTGTAGAGATTATCAGTAATAAACTTCTTAAAGTAAAAATCAATGGAGTATCTAAAGATAATTGATGCTATAGCTAATTTGATTACTACATTAGGAATTAGCGTCTTTATGATCTTCGTATTTGGAAGATTAAGTTTATTGCAAAAACTTTCAGTGTTTGAGACTTACACTATTAAAGTTGGTCTTGCACTTACTGCATCTGGAGCATTCCTCAATATTTTTACTACGACTGTTCCAAGTATTACAGAGGTTATTCTAAATGTTGGTTTAGCAGTAATTTTTGTATGGACAGCTTTGTTTCATTACAGACACTTTGTTAAAAAATAACATGGCTAAATCACCAGCTTGGCAGCGTAAAGAGGGTAAGTCTCCTAGTGGAGGACTTAACGCTAAGGGTCGTGCTTCTTATAATAGAGCTACTGGGGGTAATTTGAAACCACCACAACCTGAAGGAGGTTCTCGTAAGAAGTCATTCTGTGCGAGAATGGAGGGTATGAAAAAGAAGTTAACTAGTTCTAAAACCGCCAAAGATCCTGATTCAAGGATCAATAAGGCACTACGTAAGTGGAAATGCTAAACTCTACTATTCTCATAAAAGTTCGTCAAAGACTTAATAAACTGTCTAGTCTCGATTATGATAACATCGAAGACTGGGCGATTATTGAAGCTTTTAATAAAGGACAAGTAGAGTGGTGTAGAAGAAACTTACACGGTAATAATCTCTTTAAAGAAGGAGACGATGAGTCTAAAAGACGCGTCGATGATTTACAGATTCTTATTGAAGAAGTAAACCTTACTCTTACTGATAGAGGTTTGTATTACGAAAGCGAAGATTTTCCTGCTGATTATTTAGAGTATAAGAGAGTTACAGCATATGGTAAAAACGACTGTTGTAACGAAAGGAAAATGGTAGTTTATCTTGCTGAACAAGATAACGTAGACGCGCTTCTTCGTGATGAAGTAAAGAAACCAAGTTTTGAGTGGGCTGAGACATTTGCTACACTTTCAGGTAATAGAGTTCAGATTTATACAAATGATGAATTCGTAATTACTAAAAGTTCTTTTATCTATTACCGTCAACCCATAAGGATAGAAATAGCAGGTGTATCAAACCCCTATACAGGATTAGTATCAGCTGCTGATGTACTTTGCGAATTTAAAGATGACATTGTTGAATTGTTTATTGATTCAGCAGCGTCTATTATTGCAGGTGATATTGAGTCTTTCAATCAAATGCAAAGAGCAACACAAGCAGTAGAACAAAATAACTAATGGCAGATTTACTCAAAAGACCGGTGCGCAAAGGGCGCAATCCTCTTCTCGATGAAGAGTCGACAAAATATTTGAATTACAGAATCCAACAAGAGGAGCTTTCAAGTAGGATTTATCTTTCGATGTCCATGTGGTTGAACAACGAAGGATACTCAGGAGCAGCTCAACTTTGGAGAAAGTATTCAAATGAAGAACTAGCTCACGCTGACTGGGCGAGAGAATATCTTCTTGCTATGGGAGTAACACCCGATACTCCAATGTTAGCAGCACAACCATTAACATATGATGGTCTTCCTGATATTATTAAAAAGTCATTTCAACATGAGATTGAAATTTCTAAACAAATTAAGGAAGCTGCATCTAATGCTATGAAAAAGGGTGATCATATGTTATATCAGTTGTTCTTACAATATCTTAAAGAGCAAGTAGAAGAACACGATAAAATGCAGACATGGGTAGATAAACTGAATTCGTTTGGTGAAGACGCTGTCGCTTTACGTTTTCTTGATAATGAAATGTCACAATTGTGATTTGCATTATTCATTCTGCTTTATTATATTATAGTATATGTTTGTTTAATCTTTATAAATACAATGGCTTATTTCAATCACGCATTTAGTAAGATGTTCGTCGGTACTGGCGACACTCTTACGACTCCTGCGGCGCTGGTAAACGCGACCGAAGGATTTATTACTAGTGTGGGGGTTCCGACTGGAGCACCTAACACTAGTGATACCTGTATTGTTAACTTAGGTCCTGGGTACTATGGATTTGTTAATCCTAAAACTTGGCAGACTGTTGGAAACGTAGCTCCAAATGACTGTTGTCCTTTGGTTCTTGTTTCTAGTTCTGTTTTGGAACGTGACAAGATTGGTAAATTCCATGGTGGTTACATTGAAACTAACAAGTCTAAAGTAATCAATCCTAGGTACATCCAACGTTTTTATCGCGTTGACCCATGTGTTCCTCAGCAGTGTGTTATCTCTATTGGTAACACTCCTCAAACTGAGGTTCCTGCTCTTCCTGCAGATAGATTCCAAAGTGGTACTACTCAAGCACAGTGCTGCAAAGAGTTCTTGTGCGGTGAAACGTACTACCTCCGTATTGATGTCAAAGGTTCTCCTGCACTTCG